CATCAGTGCATCTCCTCGATCACAGGGGTGGCTCGAACCGTGCTGATTAGCCCTCGATTATCCCGGATCATGTCAAAATCGTAGGGTACTTTCTTCGGCTGCTGGACGATGACCTCTTGTTTGAGACCGGCAACAGCCTGGACCAGTGGTCCCAGATCGATCGGTCTCAGCTCTTTCCGGGAGATGGCGGTGGTCAATTTGTCGATGGCACCCATCAGATCGTCATTGCGCTTCTTGGCAATAGCATCCATAGAATCCGCCATACGCTTAAATTCAGCCACGACCGCACCAATGCCCTGGACCTCGACTTTTCGGGTCTCACGCTCCATGGGGGTGCCCTCAGATCGCAATTTAGCGATACCGGCAGCAGACATTACTTTTGGTTTAAGCATTTAGGCAGTCCAATAGTTGTTCCAGCTTCGATTTACGGTCCTGAATCCCGTCCCACAGGTCTTGAGCCCTATGGGTGGTCTGGACAGTCTCACGAGTCTCTTGCTCGATTATAGTCTGTTCGAGTTCAATGTCACCCATGTCCTGACCTTGAGCTAGGATGTTAGCACTCTCACGGTAGGCCGGGTCGAAGGCGGCATTGACTGATCTGATCTGATTGGGGTTGAAAACGATCACCTCATTCATAAGATCGTCAACCACTCCGTCGTACCCTCTACTGATCAGTTCTTCCTTCATCGCACTACCATCAAGACCGTATCCTATCTCGTCAAGAATCTCTCTGGTTGCAGGATTACTCATTGACACATATGTCGGATAGACAGCCCCAACTTTCACCCCTTCAGCTTTTGTATACTTGTCCGATACTTTCGTATCTTTTGTTAAGTAAACACCCTGCACTCGTTGAGCAGCATGACCATCTTTAAAATCCTTAATATCAGCAGTCGTACCATGATACAACACTTGATCTGTATCAAATCCCATCTCTTGCGCCCGAAGCTGCCTGGACTCCTGATCCATCGGCAGACCTTTGGCTTCAGCACGGGTCCACTCGGTCGCTTCGGTCTCACTGGTGCCCTCATAACCGGTCTCACGGGCTTGCGTCAACGCCTGCTCACCCAGTGTGGGCGTAGAGGGTCCGACGACATGGAAGCCCCACTTCTCGAAGACCTCAGACACGGTGACATCGTGTCCCAGCTTACGAGCCTTGGCGACATAGGCAGTCACCTGTGCCGGTATCAATTGTGCGCTCAGACGAGCTGTAGCGGTTCCCTGCCGCCCGGTGGCGATCAGCTGATCCTTGACCTGCTCATAGATAGCGTCGGCCTCAGTCTTGATCGATTTCTCTTTCTCAGCAGCAGCCAGCAGCTTGCGGATCGCAAAGGTGTTCTCGGTCTCCCCTAATTCGATCTGATGAGCATTCAGGGTATCCTGGCTCAATTTCACATAGGGGCGAAGCTCGTCCATCAGATGCTCATCAGGAGCCACCCTTGTGATGAATTCTTCCAGGGTGATCTGAACATCAACACCACTGTCACCGGCAAGTGCTTCCAGGTACTCGGACGGGTTTTCCAGTTGACCCAGGACTTCGGTAGGGAGCCAGATGGATACGTCATCACCCATCGACTGAAGGAACTCCTGGAACTGTTCAGGACTTTGCTCAAACAATGTGTTCGACTGTGAGTATTCGATCAATCGATCAATCTGTCCTTGATCTTGAGTCGACTGTATTAAGGTGCTGACCTGACTCGCATTACGGTTGGCAATAGCTTCCACCGTCGATGTGGTCCCACGGATGCCAGCACCCATGCCAGCACCAGCCACAAGTCCGGCAAACTGCCTGTCGAGCATATCGGACAGGGTGATCTCTTTCTTGGTGCCAAGGGTCTCACCGAGGTATTCCATACCCTCCTGGACCCACTCAGTGCTACCTTCAACCAGTGTCGCTTCACCAGTTGCGGCCGCAACACCGGCAACACCCTTCACGGCACCCGTCTTGAAAACGATTTTAGCAGCCAGCCGCTCACTTGCAGACACCAGTATTGCAGGGATGAATGCCTTACTCAGCTCTTCCCAAGTGGGATCACCTTCGATCCCGAGATTCTTCATGCGCTCTTCACCCATCTCTTCGGTTCTGGACGCAATATAAGCAGGCAGGGTGTACACAGCGGCGATCATATCCGGTAGAGACTGTATGCCCTGCTCGACCATGTATCCTACTGTATTCTGGACGGTTACATCGCCTTTCAGCTTTTCCCATGTGAAGTTGGGAACGTAGCTATACCCCTGACCTTCGGATATTGCCCGACCGATGAATTGAGCATCGGTTTCTGCCGGGTCCAGGTTCCAGGTCCAGGACATGCCGTCTTCACCAAACCGGATACCGGGGTTGATCCCGGTCGCACTGGTCATGAACTCTTCGATCTCATCGGCACCTTTGCCAACCATCTGGAGCAGGTTGCCGGTTAGCTGGTTCACACGGTTGGCTGCACCCTTCAGGATGTTAGCAGTGAACCCACTCTTCCGGGAATTAGCCTCAATACCCTTCAGTGTGTCTAGCTGTTCGTACATGACGGCAGCGTTGTCCGGGTTGGCTATGAAGTCGCTGGTCTTCGGGTAGTCCTTTGCCAGTTCCTGGATGTTGAAATTCTTCAGCTGCTGCTGACGTTTGGCATCAGGCAGATTAGCATTAATGATATCAGTCGGCAGACCTGTAGCTTTGGATAGTGATTGAACTTCGGCATGAGCCTCCGGGGCAGCATTGAGCGCACCCTCAAGACTGATCGATATTCGATCACGACGCTCATTATCGACGGAGTCTTCCAGGAACTGAAGGTCTGACTCAAACTCACTCATTACTGCTGGCCCATTAGTTTTTCAAAGGTTCTCATGATCTGATATTTACTAGGGGTATGGTTTATATCCGCATAACTCTGAAACACTTGCTCGTAAACTCCAGGGTTCATTGCCTTATAGTGACCCAACACTTCCTGTTTTCTTGCGTTCGACATCGATGAGAACCTGTCCGACAGCCTGGGTGCGGTTACTGACACTTCGTCCAGCTCCATACGATCCTCAATACCTTTCAACAGACCGTACTCAGTTCCACCTTTGGCTTCAACCTCATCGTATACACCAGGGTATCGACGCTTGTATTTAGCAAGCAGGTCACTAATCTGACGTTTGGTCATATCCCGATAGTCGGCAGATGTGAACTCTTTGACTTCCGACTTCCGACTACGAACACTCAGCGGATTAACATATGGTTCTGGATCATTCACAGGTGGTGCCGGATCAACCATCGTAACGGAGGTGTCAGCATCAGAAGGAGGATCAGTGGGTATTGCCTGTGCGGGTGCAGCGGCTTTACTCACTCCTTTATGCTCCTGAAGCTGCCTAAATGTTCCGGCACGTTCAGAAGGTGTAGGCACTATGTCTTTCTTTCGATAATGCGCATCGACCACAGCGTAGATGTGTGGGTTTTCTTCTTGAAGGTCATCCAGAACATCCTGCTGCTCATCTTCATCCATTTCGACCATTCGCTTATCACTTCCAAACAGCCACCACCCACTCTTGTATTCTCGATACACATAGTCATCGAAGGCTTTATTTCGTTCAGTGATGGATGGTTCTTTTTTATTGGCTGCAACATACTTATCGCGCCAATCACCAGCCCACAAAATAGCCTCACGCCTCAGTTCGACATCCCCTTTTTCGGACAGTCTCCCGTTCATGTACTGCTGATCGGTTAGTGTAGACTTCTGTTGATCTGGTAAATCCCCATCGATAGATGACTCAGCCCATGCGCGTTGCTGCTTCTCATTCATTTCATGAGCGATTTTATGAAAATAGTTATACATCGCAGTACCGGCACCCGGTATACCTGCCTCAATAGCTTTTTCAAATTTAAGTCGCTTCTCGAAGTGATCAAGACGGAACTCCAACTTGGTCTTACCGGAGGCACGGGCGCGTTCCGCATTGATGATTGCGGTCTTCGTTGGGGCATCCATTGCTTTCCAATCGAATCGAGGAATCTGAGATTGCTTCATGTCACCCAACTGGACCTTTGACAAATATTTGTCTCTAAAGGCACGTTGTTCTTCAAGCCTGACCCGCTCGTTCTGCCCGTTCTGGTAGTGCCATTCAGTCTCAATCTTATCGCGCAGACGCTTGTCGCCTATCTTACGCAGACGATCCATGAACTCACCGGTGTCGATCTCAGAATCACCAGCCCACTCATCCACAATGGTCTGAGCCTTCTCTTCGTACATGTGTTCTTCGGCTTCACGCATTAACTGAGCGCGACGATCAGAGGGGATGAAGGATGCCCACTTTTGCTTTAATGCGTCCATGCGTTGTTCTGGCGGCATCATCTGAATCTTACCGAGAGCAAGACTCTCCCGGAACAACCGCTTTGATTCAGCGGCACTCTCGGCACTCATGTAGTTGTTAGCCACGGCAGAGTCGATCATCTGATTGGCACTGGACGCACTTTCGGTGATCGGGTCCATGGTCTCACCGGTATCAGGATCGATACCACCGACACCTGTCAGACCTGCTTCACGCAGACTATTCAGACGCTCTTTAAGACCTCCTAGTTCATAATCAGCTTTTTGACCCCATGCAATGTCCTTCGCACGTTCGATACCCACCGCGACAGACGGACGCATATCATCCACAAAGCGGTTCCTAGCAGAAGCATCACCGATAGTACCAGCAACTTCACCCAGCCCACCTTCGACTGCCTCAGTGTATCGCTCCTGGACGGTCTCGAAGTCTTCGTCGTTCTCATAAGCACTGTCCTGTTTGGCCTTCAAGACCAGGAAGTCAGCCCGTGCTTTGGCAACCTGCTCATCGGTCATCTTTCCGGCATCAGCCATCAGACCGGCACCCAGCTCTTGCAGCCCAGTGCTGACAGGTCTCATCCTGGCAATAGGCATCGCTCCCGATGGAACACTGCTTTTAACCAGTGATAAATGATCTGGAATCTTGGTCATTACGCTTTCCGCCTTGCATGATGCTGCCAACGGTCAATGTATTCAGGACCAGCCGCTATTCGTTTTGACTCAGTCAAACCACTCTTGTCATCCCGGTATCCTTGATACGCTTTGAACCCTTTGGATGCGCCGGAGATGATGGTACTGAGTGTCTTCCGCATAGCGGTCGACTGTTGTTGCTTGCCTTCCCAGCGACGGGCTGCTGCCTGTGCCTTGAGACCAGCCTGCTGACTTTCACCCTCGAACAGTGCCGACAGTGCGTTATATTCACCTTCGGCACCGATGTCACCCAAGGTCTCGACAGCACCTTCGTCGAAGGCAGCACCGGACCCTGCTTGAGCCGCACGGGTGTTGGAGGTCAAAATAGCAGCCTTACGACGCTCCAGGGCAGCTTCCCTTGTTCCCTTAGCATAGGCAGCAGTACCCTGTGCCTCAAGCTGCTGTGCCTCAAACTTAGCGGCCTTACGCGCCTGCTGACCTTCGGCATAACTACCAACAGCTGAAGCCATGCCCCCAGCTGCTTCAACAATTGACGGTCCATATTTTACTAATGTTTGCGAGTCCACCGGAACACCTCTTCGTTTACTCTCTCGAATCCGGCATGTTCTATCAGGCCGGTCGATGTCTCAAAATTAGGGTCAGCTCTTGCGTATACTGGAGCATCAACAGTCTTCAACAGCTCTTGCAACTCTCTCATCATCCATATCGCCGGTCGAAGGTACTTCCGGGCATCAACATCCTTCGATACATTCAGAAACAATGTGACCGGGCTAGTTAACATCACCCCAGTCATTGCCACAATCTTCTCATCGTCGGTCAAGGTCAGCCCTATGAACGAATACTCGAACGGTTGACCGACCAACTCAATCACATCACCCGGCCTGCTGTGGCGGAGCAGTACCTGCTTTTGTGTCATCAATATCATACAGTAATGCCATCAGTGTGATAGGACCGGTTGATCGGATATGGATTCGAGGATCGACCTCATCTTCCCCGTTAAACTCAAAGGCTACCTCATCATAATCCGTGATGGTGGCGGTCAGGTCAACAGGCGCACCATCTTCAATCAACGGCATCGACTCAAGTAGGTCGGTTGATGGTCCGATAGTCAGCGATCCAGGCCAATAGTCCTTGAAGACCAGACCGACGTTGACAGGTCTCTTCTTGATACCCAGGACCGACCCACCCTTGCCACCCAACGCGGTCAGGGAGAACCCACCCAACTTACTGCTGGAATAGTCAGCAACATAAGGAATACCGACCACGACATCGGTCCAGGCGGTCGGTACGGTGATCTGATTGCTCGATACGGTAAAGGTGCCACGGTCCTGACCATCGGCCCATACGGCAACAGTCTTGCCATCAGCATGAGCCATGGTGATGGTGGTTCCCGGTGATGTGAACTTCAGGAACGAATCATAGTGCTTGCTGATCGTCCCACCAAGAGCCTCAGAGGAGAGTGCCATCTTTTCGAGATAACGACCCCCGGTACGACTGACCACAAAGTAGACCCTGTCTTCACCTATACTCGGCAGGACCACAACGTCTTCGATGGTCCCATCAGTGCTTAAACGGCTCCAGGCCGAGACTTCTTCAGTCGGCTCAGTCAGATGCACCCGGACCGTCCCGTCGTTCATCACCAGGAATATGCGGGTCTCAGGCTGGCGCGTAAAGGCGATCTTCTTAATACCCTCCTGGCAGATGCAAGGGTTCAGCATGTTGAGATCGTTGGCGGTATGCACATCGCTGCCGAGATCATAGGTCAACTCGAACAGCTTGGTCCCGGATCGCTGCACGAAGTAGACCCGGTTATCGATCTTCAAGGGTGCCACATCAGATGCACCCTGGTTCGATCCTGACTTCAGGTTAGCGTTGGCTTGAGTCAGCACCTCACCAAAGGAGTTAGACCGGACGGCGATCTCATCGGACACAATGCCCATCAGGAGCCGGGTCGATGATGCCAGCCATTTGACGGCATCAACGGGACCGAACCCGATGGTCTTCACGATGGATGCAGAATTACCTTCAATGGTCCGGTCGAATGAATTATAGGCATCCGACACGGACCCCCAGAGTTTATTCTTACCACCCCACCACAACCGACCCTCATAGAGTTCAACGGCTGAAGGGTATCCGTTATCATCAGACCAACTGCCTTCATACCAATCCCTGGACGCTTCAGTCGAACCGAAGTCCTGCAACACCTGGACATTAACCACTGTGGACGAAGTATAACCAGTGACTCGGCAGATGCCGTCGATAGAACCACCTGAATAGCTCATATCCAGGACGATGGTGCCGGACGTATAGTCTCCGGTCTTCACCCACAGTCTGTAATACAGCTCAGAATTGTCCAGGTTATCGTCGTATGTGTAGCTGCCGTTGGTGGTGTATGTCGTGATGTCGTTCCAGGTAGCATCATCAGTCGACCGTTGCAAAGTGATCTTACCAACCCATGTGCCGGACCGGGTGATGGTGACATGCCGGGTGCTGCCGACACCGGTCACACGAATGCTGTTGGTGCCGGTATCTTCAACGGTAACGGACGCAGTTACATCCTGGCCGGACGAACCGACCTTGAATAACGCACCGACATGGTCGCTCTTGAAGTATGCAGCCGATGCCGTCAGGGTTGTATCGCCATTCAGGGCAGCTGCCGTCATGGTGATCTCAGTGTTATTCAGGAGACCAAAAGGACCATCAGATGTAACGTAATCCACGACCGACCAGGACTTGACCCCTCGACGTTCGATCTTGAACTGTTGAATGCCGTCAGCACTACCGTACACCACATCAGCAGACTGCGAGTTCCTGACGGATTGCAGCATTGCAGTGGTGACATTGGTTGGCAGACTCATTGTTTCAGCACCCTCAAAAGCCACAGAATCGACCAGAGACTCATATCGAAGGGTGTTCGACAGGGTGATGGTGACGTTAGAGTCTGGGGTGAATACCAGCGAGTGGGTGCCGGGAGACAGGGTGCCGGAATAGATATCATCGGACCCGTTGCCGGACGTACCCAGCTGGAGCTTCACAGGAGCCTGTTTAACGACGATCCTGATACCATGCTCATTACCGGTGTCGGTACTGGCAATCGTCTGGTAGCGTACAGCAGCAGTCGTGCCAGCCCCGGTTAAGGACATGTACCCACCGGTTTTCCAGACACTTGTCGAACCCGCACCGTCACCATCGGTCCAGCCAGTGAGGTCACTGGTTAAAGCACCGTTGGTAATGGTCGATGTGACAGCTGTCCTGGTGACCAGTGCATCGTCGACCCAGATATGAAGAGTGTTATCCGAAAACTCAAGCGGTGCGGTGTCGTCGATAGCGGCGACAAAGGGAGCCATCAGACTCACACCGTTCATGGCCCCCACGAACCCAAGTCCTGGCCGGAACATCATCGGACCCAGACGTATCGGCAGATAGTTGTTCAGATAGGACGCACTGTCGTTAATCTTGACGAAGTCATCACGGGCAAGAGCCTGATCGCATATCTCGCCCCGATTGAATTTATTGATGTGACCGCGAAGCATCAGTAGTTCCCCGGTCTGTTGCGATTCGACCCTCTGTATCGTGAGTTGACCCAGCTACCGGAATGGATTATCCGGGGTGGTGACTGCACGGCATCGTTCGACAGTGCCGTATCCCGCCGGGTGAGATATTCTTCATGAGCGTACTTGATGTCTGCACCTTCACCCTTCAGTGACGGTGCGGCATCCTTCGCCATTCGACCGGCAATCGCCCGTCTGAAGAAGGCAGGCCAATTGTCAGGGTTGGTGATGAAATCGGTACTCACATACTGTGCATAGATCGTATCGAGATCACAGAACCAGTATCCCTTCTCGTCGACATACGGCTTCAGGGGGCTGGTGAAGTGTTCGTCGGTGAACAGACCATGGAGCCGGTGCAGTGTGGCAGGCTTTTCATGGGCATAATTATAACCCCAATCAGGTGTAGCCGACGGGGATGATGTGATCTTGTTGGATTCCAGGGCAAACTGCCAGCCTGTATCTTCCAACAGCTCTTCCACAATGCCGGAGTTCAACGCCTGATCCAGCTTGACGCGCCGGTTGGAGTCATCGTCATTGGTGGTGATCTCAGTCAGCCCCAGGATCATCAGGGCATCGTTATAGACGACCCGCCACGCATCGGTGAGAGTGATGATCGACCCGGTGGATCGTTCGTCTTCGTCCTCACCCTCCAATGCTTTAGCAGCATCGACCCGGTCCAGGAACAGCTGCTCGACCGTACCGTACTGGTTCGGTGCCAGCTTGATGCTGATCTCACGGGCAAGGTATGCAGCAACCACCCGCAGAAACGACGGGGTCCAGTTGGCCCATGTCTCTTTCAGGGCATCACTGGTGTATCGCATATAAACGATATCGTATTCGCAGGCAATGGTGTTGCCCACAATGATGTACCGGGTGATAGGTTGATCCAGCTTCGCGTCACTGAAGAGTGCTGTCAGCTTGACAAAGTCGGCAGGCAGGGTGTGAACACTGTCCAGGTCATGGTCGGAACTGACAGCCGGTGTGCTGAGAGTGGAGACCTTCGATGCGAAATGAGGCTGTACGATCTCAAGGCAGTATGTGGTTGCCTCAAGATCGTAAGCATCGTCCAGCAAATGCCGGGGTTCACGGTCTTCGTCGATGGCAGCTAACTTGCGCTGCCCCAGGAGTAACAGGGCATTGTTGTATAATGCCAGCTTATCGATTGCCATCGACCCACCTCATAGTTTAGGCTGCTAGTGCTTTTTCCAGGTCTTGCAGTGCCTTCATTGCCGATGCCTGATCAGGAATCATCTCTTCGATGATCTCACCTGTGTCACGCTTAACGATGCTCCACTTCTTCACGCCTCGCATCTTGATGAAATAATCACCTTCAGCTTCAGTAAGAGTCTTGTCGACACTATCCAGTTCAGTGCCATCTAGGAGCTTCACCTTGACGGTGGACCCTTTAACGAACTGGACATAGAGTGTTGCCACGAACGACCCATCGTCAGCAGTGACGCGAATCTCATCCCGTGGGTTCAGCTTTGGCGCAAGGAATGCCCATAATACAGGATTCTCAAGGTCTTCCCGTGTGTAATGACCAGGAACTTCCGCATCGAATTGACGATAACGGTGAGTGGCAAGGCCGGTAAATTCAAGTTTGAGCGGGGTTATTATAGTTTGTGTACCCATGCTGGTAATCTCCAAAAATGCCCTCCGTCCTGGAGGGCGAAAAAAGGCAGAGGACCGTTAAGCCCCCTACCCACCAGTGCCGTTAGGTGTTGGTGACTACAATAGCCACACCATCACCCAGATCAGCCCCATCAGCGTCTACGGTCAACACCGGGTACATGTGTGCAACAGTCTGACCAACAGAGTCAGATTGAATCACAATGTCACCCGCTTTCATACCGAGGTCCAACGCATCCGTGAAGTAATCAGCTCCACGGACAGTGGCGGCGGCATCAGCGTCGTCGTAAATCCAGATAGAAGGGACACCAGCCCCAACACCTGGAAGTGCCATACGGGGAGGATTGGTTGTTTCATATCCCATGATAGCCTCCTGTTAAGCAGCCAGATTCAGATCGGTATCATCATGAGTAATCTTGATGACGCCGCTGTTCTGGAGCAATTTAGAACCCATGAACGCTGAACAACGCGCCCACGACTTGTCGTTCTTGTCGTCGTAACCGACCTTGGTGTGGATGTTCTCGACATCACACGCATGACCGATAGCCGCTCTGGCGAAGATGTAACAGGTTGCAGATGCAGTACCTGTACCTTCAAGACCAGCGTCAACTATCCAGTTAACGCCATTCCAGTTGAAGGCGCGAGACTTACTCACGTTCTCAAAAGGCTTGAGGTTAATGTAGTCGGGTTCTCAAAAGGCTTGAGGTTAATGTAGTCGGCAGAAGTGAACTCCGGCAGCTGCATCAGGTTCCCACGGAAACCGGGGGTGATGTAGGCATACGGCTCATCTTCAGTAGCGAATGCGTTCGCCAGAGTCACGGACAGACCAATCGTATCGGCCAGGAACGCGCCTTTACTGGATTGAGTCATCGTCTTGGTGACGGTAGCAGCACTCAGTCCACTGCGAATGTCAGAGTCGATCTTACGATTGACAACAGCCATAGAGGTCTGCTGCATAATGCGCCGACCATCGCCCTGCGATGCATAGATATTGAAGTTGGTCCGTTCCGGGATATCGTGCCACTCTTTCAGGGTAGCAGTATACTGGTTCAGGTTGTCCGAACGAGTCGGGATATCACCGTTAACCCCACGGGTTACGGCTGTT